CGTGGCCCACGAACCGCGTGGCCTCGCCTACGTATTCGACAATTGGCTTGTTCATAGCTGCACCGTCATGAACGCGTCCTGAACTCGAACGCGGTGGGTCTTGCCGAAGCCGCACTCGACCCGATTCTGGTCCGTGCCAGGCTCGGCCCGCACAAGCGCGCACCGCAATTCTACCGGCTTAGGCACCGCCGCTAGCGCGTCGTTCAGTTCTTGCATTGCTAGACGCACGCGCATGACTGATTCTTTGTCCTCGTTTTCGTAGCTCACTTCCATTCCTCCGGTAGATCGCCTGACCATACGCAGTGTGGTGCTTTCAGATACTTAGCGCACCACTGCGCGATACTCAGCTGCTTGGTGACTGGGTAGTCTCGCTGGAAGATGAAACGCAGATCAACGTCCGGGCGAGATTTACGGAATGCACGGAGCAGTGTACGTTGCGGCCCTCGCAAATATCCTTTAGTCTCCAGCAGATAGCCTGGGCGTCCGGAAAGTGACGCCGATCCGGGTTTCGCACGTACACGTATGTCGGGAGTGTACGATCTCTCAGTATGTACGCTCGAAGAACCGCAACTGTCGCACTTTCCCAGCCTGACGGCAGCACGGTAACTGAGGCTGTCTTGTCCTTGGATACAACGCTCAACCGCATAGCCTTTCTCCGAAAGAGTCTTGAAAACGCCGTACTCAAAGCGGCTAGCCCACTCCGTACCGTCATCGGCTATCCACCGCTTGTCCGAGCGTTTCGTACCAGCCCTCTTGCCGCCGAAGCTCGGCGCACTCTTCGAGCGCCTGCTGCTCTTCGTCTTTTTCAGCACGCTCTTTCTGGGCACGGGCTACCTCTTCAGCCGTGAGAACCGCGACAGGAACACTTCGCTTGCGTGATGCCACTCTAGCCCCCGTATCATCCAGCCCTGATTGCGCAGGGTCAAGGCCTGCGGCCTTACTTGCAGGGAGTCCTTTATCGAGACTCCCTTGTCCGTGACAAGCTGGTACGCCTCGATGAACAGCGCAAGCTGGTCAGCGTGGTGGCACCCTGCCGTCTTCTCAAGCGGCAGATCATACTGCCTGCGCAGCCGCTTGTCAAGCAGAGTTTCTAGCTTGCACCAGTCCGGCAGCAGGGACTTGATAGGCGACGGCACGTCGGACAGGACGGACTCTGTACCGTCATGCAGGAGCCCCTCCAGCGGGTCTCCCAGTTTAAGCTCCTCCATCAGCAGCGACACCAGCACGCTGTGCTCTGCCACGCTGTAGAAGAAGCTACCGTTGCCGTTGAAGCGGGCAAGCTGCCCCAGCGAGTGCGCTACACATTCCATGTCAAACGGAGAGTCCGCAACGTAGAAGCGGCCCGTTTTGGTGTAGACCATGGGTCCACGGTCGTGTGGAATGTGAAGACTCATTTGTCTTCGTCCACCACCATGCCGACGTACAGGTCAGTCACGATGTCGAACAGCGTCTCGATGTCCTCGTCTGCCCACGATTCGAGCGGTTCAATGCCGTTGTTGTATTTCTGCAACAAGGCGTAGAACAGTTCCTGGTTAGTAGCGCTAGTCATCAAGGTTCCCTCCAATCGTCTGCTTAGGCCAGCCTGGCGGAGTCCACAGTTCCTGTGGCTCCCTCTGAATGTACACCAGTCGTGCAGTCTCCAGCGCGACCTCCGCCGCGTCCTGCTGCGCGTACGGGCAGTGAGCGATTGTCTGCGACACGGTGTACTTGTCGCACACCAGTTCCCACAGGTCCGCGTCACTGTACCCACTGTCTACCGCTTCGCGGATAATAGCCGCCGCCTTGACGGCTCCCAGCTTGTAGCATCCTGGGATGTTGTCTGTCGCGTCGCCAGACAGCGCCTGACGCCAGAACATTTCGCGGGCTTCCTGCTCCGTGACGGCGTAGAACACCTTTTTCACGTAGTCGTAGTGCCAGCCCGGTACCTGGTCCAGGTCCTTGTCGATTGTCGCCACGCAGTAGCGCCCAGCGGCACGAGTGGCACGGATGCCGATTTCGTCATCGGCCTCACGGCCGGTCACTACGTAGGCATCGTGAATGTCCGTCAGGTACGTGCGCAGCACGGCGTACCAGTACGGCTTCGCCGCCTCGTCACGGTTGCCCTTGTACGGGCGCTGCTTGGCGATGCCTTCGCGGTAGTTGTCCGCGCCGGACAGCACCACACGCACAGTCAGTTCCTTGACTCTGGCTTCCTGCATGACACGGCCTACCATGTCCTCCAAGCTCTGCCGCGCCAGGAACAGCGCGTGCGACTTGGGCGCGGGTACTACCTGCTTCTCCTTGGACAGGACTTCCCATCCGGCCTGCGAGCGCAGCAGCAGCGCCGCCTTCATTCTGGCCCCCGCCGTCTCGTGCTCGCCTTCCGCGTTCTTGCCACTGGAAAAGTGCAGCTGCTCCAAATCGCCTGCAGCGTTCTGCAGCACTACAGAGTAGCTAGCATCCTCAGCGGCAAAGCCGCATCGGTACACAAGCGGGTCGGCGTCAATCAGTAGTTCCATTTCAGTACCTCTACGCCTGCGGCCACCGCCTTGCGAACCATGTCAGCGGTGCCCACGCGGCCCGGAAACGCGATCACTAGGTCGGGCCTAAGCAACAGCATGGCCGCGTTGCGCTTCGGTCCAGCGGCCTTGCCGTACTCGTCCCATAGCGCCAGAACTTCTGCCGAGTGTACGCCGTTTTCTCGCGCCCACTCCGCCGCCAGAAGGTCCACGCCCCTGTAGCCGCCGTGTATAAGCATGGCCGGCTGGCCGCGCTCTTCGGCGGCGCACATCAGCGCCCCGAATACTGCGTCGGCGTCCTCAAACTCGCGCCCGCCGCAAACAAGCCAGATAGCGCTACTTGCCGCCACTGAGTGCCTCGCGCACCTGTTCACGAGACAGGCTAGGCCGCTCGACAGTAACCTCGTTCAGTATCGCGATACACGTATCGCCAAAGGTCACCTTGTAGAAGCTTACCTGACAGCGGAGCGCGATACTCGCCCCCTTGTTACCCTGGGCAAGCTCGTACTCCGCAGCCTCCGCGAGGCGGCAGTCCTTGTCACGGACGGCCATACTGCCCCCAATGCCGAAGCCTGCGACTGCGACGCTAGCGCCTACGGCGCGGGCGCACTTAGCTGTCGTGTTGGTCTGCGCCGCGAGCACTGCAGGGGCCTGACGAGGCTGCGTAATCACTACCTGCTGGGTGTTACCGCCAGAACTGGCAGTAGCCCCGGCCTGCGCGCTAGCGCTCTGCGACTGCCCCTGCGACTGGTTCTGCTCCTGCTCCATCGACTGAGACTGAGTTACGGGACTTGGCGGAACAGGCACAGGGGTCTTAGCAGACGCGGCTCCCGCCGCAGCGAGGAGCACAATAGCCAAAAACTTGTTCATGGTATTCCTTTAAAAAAGGGGAGGTAGTAGTCCCTCCCCAACTACACACACTCAGTGGCGAACGGGCGGAGTGCCGCTAGCTGGCGGGGGCTTGTCGGCCCCAGCAATCTGCGCCAGCAAGGCCTCTTCCAGTTCCTTCTCTGCCGTTGCTTCCGCAGCGCGCTCCAGTACTCCAGTCGGGTCCTGGGTCACAGCGTCCAGCGCACGCTGCGCGTCGTGCAGAGAGCGAATAGCCGTTGCCTCCTGGACACCCTCCGCTTCGCACAGCCCTGTCCGCTTGTTCAGCAAGCGGAAGCAGATGTGGCCGCGAAAGGCCGTCTTGTACTGCGCTTGCGCGAGGACAAGCCGGAAGTCCTTAGACTCCTGGTACAGCTTATTCAAAGTCGTCATCCTCGTCATCGCCGGCCGCTGCATCCGCCGAATCGAAGTCATCCTCGTCGTCCTGCGCCTCAGCCGCTTGCGGCAGGGCAGCGGGCTTGCTCGAACCTTCCACGTCGCCGCCGTCAGCCACTTCGGCCAGCAGTCGGAAGTTCGCCGCAGACGGCTCACCCATGTCGTTGTACAGCTGCACAGTCAGCTTGTTGACCGCTGCCATGACCTCGTCGAAGCGCTTGGCTTCGCCGGCCTTGGTGTCGGCCTTAGACAGCGGCAGGGCCTTCGCCTCGATCAGCAGGCGCACAACCTCGACAGACGCCATTCGGGCGTTCTGGTACGCAATGCGAGCCGAGTCCACAGGGTTCGTGCGGTCGTTGATGCCCTTGCCCTCACGCGGACCCTGGGGCTTGTACCCACCACCACCCCACGACTTGCCACCGCTGCGCGGGGCTTCGGCCTTCGGCGCACGAGCAGGCGGATTCTTGCCGTGCTTGATGCTCTTCGGGTCAGCGGTAGCCGTCTTGGCGTCCTTCTCTACCGCGTCGAAGCGGACGTAGTCGCCGTCCTTAAGGTCAGGCCGCGTAAAGCCGAACTGGAACCAGTGCGGATACTCGGTGCCATCGGCCTTCTCGATACGGGCGCTGTACGCCGTCCATGGGCCTCGCTGCCCGTTGCCCGACTTCTCGCTGATGCGGGCTACAAAGCCCTGAACGACCATGTTACTCATTGATGCGAACCTCTTTTCCTGTGTTCCATACGTTAAATTTCACTTCATCGCCCTTGCCCCAGCGAGGACCGATCTTGATTCCACATCCTAGTGGGACATTAAAGCACAGTTTGTAGACTTTGTCAAGGTAATTGTATACGTCCGTCGTAAAGCACTGCTTCGCCAGCTGCGTGAACTCCTCCCTGGCGTCCGGAGCAATCTCCGCAGCCAGCGAGTCATGCACCGTGTTGACCACGACAATGCGGTCCATTAGGTTGCGCTCGCGCAGGCGATGCCAGAAGTACACCAGCGCCACCGGAATAATCTCCGCCGTAGCCAGCGCCTGTACAGGGTAGTTGTACACGCTGCTGGTCACGTTGACGTATCCGCTGCGGCTCATGCTGGCCTGCGGCCAGTAGTACTGCATGCCCCACGGAGTAACCAGCCGCTTCGTGTTCAGTACCTCGTAGACCCACGCCTCCTGCGTAGCAGCCAGTTCCGGGTAGCGCTGGCGGAAAGCTCGGTAGTAGCGCTCCTGGTCAGGCGTGCCCTTCGTGCCGCCGTAAAGCGGCTTGAAGGTCTCGGACTTGGCCTTCTGGCGCATCGACTCAGTGCCGCCAGTCGTCACTTCGCTGAGTGGCACCTTGTTGAGTTCCGACGCCGTGAACATATGGACGTCGTAGTCTGGGTTCTCGATGTCGGCCATGGCCTGCTTGTCCTGGCCCAGGAACGCCGCTACGCGGAACTCCAGCTGCGAGCCGTCAGCTTCGGCCATGAGCCAGCCTTCGCGGCGGGCGCGAAATAGCACCTTGAAGGCGCGGGCTAGATTCTGGAACTGGGCGCGCTTCGCGGCCGGCTTGCCATCCTTGCGCTTGAACAGGTCGAAGTGCATGGCGATGCCGGACGAGCTAAGGCGATGCGTGGCCGTAGTCGTCTGATTAAACTCAGCGTGGAATACGCCCCCTCGCTCCTTGCATACGCCCATGAAGAACTCTAGGCTCTTCGACAGCGCTGCGGATACCTTGCCAATCTCCTTACGCAGAGTCAGGAACTCCCGCTGCGCGTCCGTGGTAGCCACAAGCTGGTCCATAGCCTTCTGGCTGGTCATGCGCTTGTCGGTTACTGTGCGCTTCGGCTTGCCGTTGTGCCGCACAAGCTCGTCGAACTTGAGCACGTCGTACAGGAACTCGCCGGCCTGCTTGCTGCTGCGCCAGTTGATGCCGCCAGTCAGCGCCGACATCTTCTGCTCTAGCTCGATCTTGCGATCAAAGAACTCCTGGTAGGTCTTCTCGACCGCAATCTCGTCCAGCGCCATGCCGCTAAACTCGATGTCCGCAAGCACAGGAGTAAGCAAGCAGCGCGTGTACTGCACCGCCAGCCGGTTGCTCGCTACGAGGCGGCGTAGCTGGTCCTTGAACAGCGCCTCGGTGCTAGCTACGTCCTGCCGGCAGCGACCTTCGAGCCATGGGCGCGGCATGCGCACAGGGTTAATGCCGTTGCCCATCAGGATGTCCACGACTGGGTCCTTCGGACGCCAGCCACGGCGGATGCAGCAGTCGTCTAGCGACGTGCTGACAGGGGGCATGCCACGATCATCGCCTGCGGCGAGGTTGCCCAGCAGCACGAACTCCGCAATCTTGGTGTCGAACGGCAGGACCTTAGCCAGGTCCAGGCCGCAGCGGCGCAGCCACGCAAGCTCGTACTTTGCCTGGTGCGCCACGACGAAGTCAGCGGACTCGATAGCCTCGACAAGCGGCCCCATGTCGAACTCGCCGCCCCACAGAGCGGAGGCACGGCGTCCGTGCTTGTGCCCCTCGCTCGTAGCCCACACAGCCAGCAGCATCTGGTTAGCCGGATGTACCGGGTTACCGTAGTCGCCATGACTCGTGTCAATCTCGAAGTCCAGCACAACGTAGTTGTTGCTGAAATAGATTGAAGGGTCAAGATTGGCGAGAAATGCTGGCAGCATACTACTCAATCGCGGCTAGTGCGGACTTTGCAACTTCATAGCGCTGTTCAAGCGCGGTGTAACGAGCGTTCAGCGCGGCCAGTTGGCGGTTAGCCTTGGTCAGCTGCGCCTTAAGGCCGGTCTCGTCTTCGGGCGGAGCGCCCTCACTGAACGCAACCAAGGCGTCCAGCAGATCGTCCTGCGAAACACTGGTCATGGCCTGCCGGCCGAACTTCTTGCGAGCATGGACAGCGCGAGCCACAATGGCCTCGGCCTTGGCGTAAGACATCTTCATCGTACTTTACTCCGCAGTGTGTCAATCTCGACAGTGAACGGCTCGTGCGTCATGCCCAGCTTGTTCTTGGGCAGGCTGATGGCGCGAGTGTTGTGCATGCGCATTTCGTTGTTCGCGCCAATGCCAATCAGAAGGTCGGCCTGCGCGGGCAAGCCCGTGCGGCTGCTGTCCACATCTGCCATATCCAGCCACGGTGGCGGCTCCTGTCCGTGCCGCTCGGTACGGTCGTTGGCCTGGGTCACGCTGACGCCCACCAGCTTGTACTTCTTGAGTATAGCACGAACCTCGATGCCAAGTCGAGACAATTTCTGCGTCATGTTGTGGCCTTCCGGGCCGTCAATGGTCATGCCGCGAATCTGGTCCAGCACCAGCACCTGGGGCTCGTGCTTCTCGATCAGCTTGACGACAGACGCAATGCTGGCGTCATCTGGCTGTGCCATGCGCAGCTGTTCCCAGCCCTTGTCGCGAGCCAGCCGCAGCGCCTTGGCCTTCTCGGCCACGGCCTGCTCCCTCGTGCAGTTCGCTAGGTTAGTCAGGATACGCATGCGTGTCTTGCGCAGGTCCTCTTCGTTGCCGATGTACAGCGTCTTGTGCCCTGTCTTGAGGAAGCCAGCTGCCATATTCACGCAGAACAGGCTCTTGCCAGCCTCCGGACGGCCGAAGATGACGATGTGATCGCCAGGCACTGCGCCGCCTCCGGCGCGCTCGTTCAGCTTGAGCGGAGCCAGCGGAATCGCGTTCTTGCGGTCCAAGAACTCGAACATTTCGTCATCGTCATTGACCTCGTTAAGGTCCGTGGTCAGCGCCGAGTCACTCAGCAGCGCCTCGTACTGCTCTACGAGCGCACGGATGGCAGCAGCCGGCTGACGGCCAGCAATGGCGGCAGCAAGCTCGTTGCCCTTCGTGTACCGCTTAAGCTCGATGACCTCCTGCACCACGTTGGACGCGCTGACGGCTTCCGGCAGGTCTGCCAGATAGCCCATCAGCACATCCTCGTGCTTGGGGTTCGAGATAGCACGCTTGCCGCGTGCCGCCAGAATCTCTAGGTCTACCCGCTCCGCAGTAGGATCGTTTTTGTACCAATCCTGCACGTAGTCCCACCAAAACTGCGACGTAGCCTGCATGCTGCCACGGTCGATATGCGGCAGCGCACGCTCAAAGGCAGCGCGGCTAGCGATAGCCGCAGCCAGTATGTTAGAATCGTGCATGTAGTTACAGAATGTCCCTGTTCGTGTTCTTGATTAGCCGCCGAGGGCTGTGGCCCACGACGCAGCGCTGGACAGGCTCCGGCAGTACCTCGTCACGGTGCCACATACTGCGCAACCACTTCATTAGGCGCATAATCACTCCTTAGCTCAGGATACCACGAAGCCGGCTACGCGGCGTGTCCTTGATGTCTTGACTCAGGAGTATAACACGCGTGCTAGGAAACGCAAGCCCCCATTTGCGAGCCATAGCGAACGCCTTAGCGGTGGCGTCATAATCCAGGGCAATCAACACTTCGCTGGGCTTGATGGACGCAATCTCGCGGACGCGCTCCGCGTTCAGGTTGGTGCCCAGCAGGGCGACAGCCGCACGCTCGGTGTTTTCCGCAATCTTCATGGCGGATAGGCTGTCCTCGACGATGACAACCGTCTGCCCACGGCCCGGCACTCCGTGCCAGCTTTGTGCGGGGCCTTCCTCGTGCATGTAGATGTCGGACTTGGGCTTGCCGTACACAGGCCCGCGAAAGCAGCCGCTCCACGGCTGGCGCAGAATGATGCCGCGCTTGCGGTTATACAAGTCGCGGACAGGAAGCACGTAGCGCCCATCAGAGGACACCTGGATTCCGTGCTTGCACGCCTCTATCTCGAAGCGCTCAAGGAAATAGTCGTGGTCGGCCTCGGTTAGCGACAGCGTCTCGCCAGTGTACGGGCGGGTAGTTGGCACGTACTGCTCAGGCGGCGCGCTGACAGCGCCTAGCGGCGTGAATCCAGCGCCTGCGCTGCAGCTTGACCGAAAGCACTGCCACACTGCGCCTTCTGGCGTGCGCGTGATGGACAGCGTGCGCTGCCCGCAGTCAGGGCAGAATGAGCGAATGCTGGACCCCAGGCCCAGCACTGCAGATTCGAGCTTGATGTAGTTGTGGTTCATTCCATGTACCTACAGCCAAATAGTTCATGCAACATGCGACGCCACTCCGTGCGAAACGTACGCCGGCACCCGTAGTGCCGCCACCCGCATCTAAACTCACTCATCGACCTTCTCCTGCGTCGGCAGATGTTTTTTTCAGTAGCGGCGCGAGGGCGTCCATAAGCTCGTCCTCTGACATCGTTTGCCCGTCGATTCCACTTGCCGCCCAATCGTCAACCAAGCGGAGCGCAGCCCGCGCCACGGCGACGAGGGCGAGGATGTCGTCTCGCGTTTCCGAGCTGAAGTAGATGGCGTCGTCTGTTGCCCAACTGGCGCGGGCTATCGCTCTTTCGATCTCATCCAGCCTGTTCATCGCTTCCCCCTCCGCCGCTCGCTGCGGATCGCGGCTCGCCACGCCATCAAGGCAAGGCCGGGGAACATATAAAAGCCGGTCCGCTTCCACCACGCATCGAACCGCTGGCGGTCGGTGAGTTTCTTAGTCATGAGCCGGTCCCCGCTCTGGAGTTGCTCTCATGTGAGCGGGAACGGCGACACGATCAAGTGCGGCTCCACGTAGACCGGCGACACCTTGTCGCTGCCTGGGTCTTTGCAGAGAATCCATGTCGCGCTGATGCCGTCCGGCATAAACAGCCCGTTAGGCTCGGATTGCGGGAGTGTCGCGTACCCAGCCGACGACGATCGGGCGATAATCTGCGGGTTGCTGAACTGCGCGGCCATCGGAATGCCGTAGCCGATTGAGTCGCAGAACTTG